GTTTCAGTTATTGGTTTGTCATTAATATCTTGTGTTGGAGCCGTTTATCAAGCTATGAGTATGGCTCTACGCTATGAATGTGATCGTAAACACGCAGAAGTTTTTCTTGATCATTCTACTACCTCGCAACCTGCGCGTGCTAAAAGCGAAACTAAAACTGCAGTTCAAATGTTCACAACATCATTACAAACAGACCAATGTTATGAAGATGTACGTACAAAAGCATCTAAAAATCTGTATTTAGCAAGACTTAATAATCATCTTGGAAGAACGCAACATACATTTAATATCATGTTTATTTCTGAACGTTTTGCCCTCATTAATCATCATATTTTAATAGGTCTTCAACCTGAAGTTCATCCTTTAGATCCTGAACAAGTAGCTATAATGATATATTCTAATAAACATAACCAATATCAAAAATATTATTTTAATCGTAATTATTATCGTTTTCCTGGAAAGGATTTATGTTTAATTCATATTAAAAATTTTCAAGCTCAATCTAGCATCATGAAGATTTGGATGCGTGAGCTTATTGATCCATCTTGTTTTGGCTCACCCCTAGAAGTAATCTTTTATACACCAAATGGTGATATGTCTAAGTTTCAATCTCAACATGGGACTTTTGTTCGTAAAAATGATCATGTTTTAATATCAAATCATGCTAAAGAACCACTTAAGTATAATGATCTTTATTGTATGAATTGTTTGTTACCACCTGGATCATCTGGAGGCTTTGCTATATTGAATGATAATCGTTATCAAACAAAGATATTTGGTATACAAAGTAGTTCTGGTTTTCAAGATTCACATGCACAAATGGTTTTACAGCATGAACTCGAACAGGGAATAGCTTTTTATAATGATCGTTCAATTATTCAACACCCTGTTGATGGTGGTATTGTTACATGTGATGTGCCATATACACCGGCACATGATGTTGAAGTACCATCATTGATAGGTATTGTTGATGATAGATATGCTATTACAGTATCACCTAGAACTCAACTTAAGAAAACACCATTTTATGGTGATCTTATTGAACCCCCTGATAAAACACCTGTATTAACACGTGTTTCTGTTGAGGATAGCTATAATTATGTCAATAAAACGGAAAAAACTGCACCAAAACCATTTGATCAATTTGAACTGGATAATGTTGTTGATGAATACTCACAATATTTGAAGGGTCATATTGGATCAAAGTATGGTAGGTTTAGGTCTATTGGTGTCTTGTCTATGGAGCAAGCCATTAATGGTACCTATACTGGTGGTAAGTCTATTGATTTAACGGCTAGTCCTGGAATTGGGGTGGGTGATTGGGTTCATAATCGAAAATCCAAAGGTCAAAATGATTTCTTCGAACGTGTAGGCGACACGTTACAACCAACGCCTGTTTTACACTCCGCTATAAATAAACTTCTTGCTGAGTGTCTGAGTGGTAATCCATCAACATCAACATATGCATCTTTTCCTAAAGATGAGCTCCGTAATAAGGATGCTCGTGGCATTGATGGTTCCCCACTTGAACAAAAAATTTTATATAAAATGTTATTTGGATCACTTGATGGTCTTTTGAGCCACATCAATGATGGCACTTCAAAATATGGCATAGGTATTGACCTATTCTCCATTGCTGGTGTAAATTTAATCTCACGATTTACACCCCAGCTTATGATGTGGGATTTTTCAAATTACGATGCTTCAATTACGTTACAACTGTATGAAGCTGTTGTTAGATTATATAACAATTTATCCAATAATGATGAGTTTAGTGTGGCTCGTCATACGTTGTCCTACAAAACAATCTTTGCATCTATAGTGGCTGGTAATAAAGTTTATCAGCCTTTAAAAGGAATGCGAAGTGGTTTTGGTGGTACATCGTCATTTAACACACATATCCATATTATACTTTTAATAATCGCAGTTAAGCAAATAATTAGAGAGAGTATTCATCTGTATCCTACTATACACGATGTTCTTAAATATATTGATTTTATCGTATATAGTGATGATGCCTTAGCGTGGCTCAAAGAACCGGATTATGCGCGATTTATTAATGGCGCTACCATTGCCCAGAAATTTCTGGACTTTGGTTTTCTGGTTGCTGATCCGCGTGGGAAAACATCACTACCCCCTGAATTTGTAACTATTGACGAAGCAATTTTTCTTAAGCAAACGCCTTATTTTGATGTAACACTTAATTTACCTATATGGCGTGTTAATGAAGAATGCTTATCATCTGTCTTTAGTTATTATTCTGGTGATGATCCATTTGAGCCGTTAGATTGTGCTTTTCGCATGCTCTGGCCATATGGTCGATCAAGATATGAAGAATTTCGCGCCAAGTTAAATGCCATTTTGGTTAAATATAATAGGGTATATTGTCGAAGTTGGATTGATTTTCAGAACATCTTCCTCGATTCATTTGACGGTGCAACATACACCGGTAAGATGTTTTCGGGGTCTTTTACGCGGAATGCGGCCCTCGACTAACTCTATGTTCATGTATTTGGTATCTTTTACTGAAAAATTTTGTATCTTTACTTGAATTTTGCTTGCCTACTGACTATTCGTAAACTTAATCTGCTTTTGTATCGTTATTTTTGCTTATATTTTAAAATAGAAATAAATCAACTATCATCCATTATTTGGGATTTTTGTCCTATAATTAGGTTTTTTCCAAAATAATGATTTCATTTTTGCTTTTTTCTTTTTGTGCTTTTTGTTTTGTCTATTTAGACAGTTAATTTTACTATTTGCGATTTATATTATTATTTGCTAACAATCG